CCGAGATCAGCAGCGGCAGAGCACTAGCTGGAACCCACCCGATGACTTGATCGGTCCACTCGTTATCGCCAGTGCGAACGAGATCCACGATGTCGCCGTTTGGCTCGAATACGGCCACCTCGAAGTTCGAAGACTCGTGGCTAGACTCGTCCGTGTGGAACGGCATGTTCTGGTTGTCGCAGTAGTTACCAGGACCGAATGCTACTGACAGGGTGTAGCCGTTGGTGAGCGTGTACTTGAAACCACGCTGCCAGACGGTGACCTTTGCGTTGCTGTGCTTGTGAACCATGCTTAGATTGTATCAAACGCTCCGAAGATTTCAAGTGTGCTATCCATGTTTTTTTAATTGACGTAAGTTGTTGTGGTTAAAGGAGTTATGTCGGTCGGGGCCACGGCCCGCCCCGCCGTAAACCCTTTGTTTTCAGCGGGTTAGGCCCACTACCAGGAAGATTGGTAGTAGGCTTGGCTCAACAGGCTATCGTTAGCCTCCAGGTGGAAAATCAGACTAGAGCAGACCTTGATAGTCCGTCGCAGTTCGTCTGCATAGTAAGAATCGTATTCCGTAGAGCCAAAGAAAAAGCCACTGGCGGTAGGCAGTGTCTCATGGCAGGTCTTGAAGTCTCCTTCATTGTAGGCGTCCAAAGCGAACATGCAATCCGCACGGAGAGTGTGCAGATGATCAGGCTTCACCTCATACTCACCACAATCATCGTTGCCATCCTGCACGTTTTGAACGAACCACTGGTGAATGTGGTTAGCTTTACGCCAATCGCATACAGCGTACTCCTTAGAGACGCACACCCAATCTTTGGGGTCTCGATAGTAGGTATCACCATCACCATCAAATCCCTTTACGGAACACTTGGAATGCTCCTTGAGCCGCAGGTACATGTCTAGTCCCATCAGTTCATCTCCGCTTTCATCTTGTCTTCGTTGTGCTTGCCAATGGCTACGAGAACCCTGGCAAGGTTAGGGCAAAGCATATTGAATGCTCCGGCGTGCTGCCGCGTGTTCAGATCCAGATTTGCTTTCGCTGCCTTGAGGTCTAACGTGATGGCAACCTTGATTGCCTGTTGTAGTGTCTTTACGTCCATGGTGGTATTCTACTCCTCGGGGTCGATAGTTTCAAGGTCTAAAATGATACCGATCATCTCGGCCATGTCGGGGTAGTTCTTTTGGAACTTCACGGTCTCTTGCTCGTTTATCCAGGCCACACCATGTTCCAGGTCCATCTGGTAAGCGAGTGAGAGCTTGCTTTGTAGCTCACTTAGTTTCATTCTTTAGGTCCTCCTCTACCTTGTCTGCCATTTCCGTAAGAAGCTCAACTAGACGTTCGAAGGGATTATTCACTCCTATATTCTAGCGACTGCTCGCTAGATTGCAAGCATACTATCCATGTTTTTTTAAATTGACGTAAGTGCCTGTCAGTAAAGGACTTAGGGCGGTCGGGGCCGTGGCCCCGCCTGATGTAACCCCTTTATTTGAACCGCTTTGCGAACTTGGAGACGTTCTTGATCCAGTGGACGTTCAGTCCCTTGGGGTCATTCTTTGCGCCAACAGGACAATAAACACGCCCCAGAAAATGAATGAACTTGCCATGCTTACCAGCCTTGACCCATCGGTCGTAGTTTTTCTGAACAGTGCAGGCACACTCGCCAGCCTGACGGCGATACCCGCGATCCTTAGCATACTTGCTCAGGCACCCATACTCAAGGCCAGGACGCCCATTCTCAGCATACCGAATGGCAGAGACAATAGGGGCAAGCTCACTATGCAGCTTGGGGCGGATGTTTGCGCGAATGGCGTTCACGTATTCCGTAGCCTTAGTGAGTCCATCCTTGGCTACGATGGCCTCGTAGTAGGTCTGGGCGTTGCAAGTGAGGCAGAGGAGAAGAGCAGCAATGAATCGCATGATGTTCATGATACCTATTTATCGGCAGGATTGCAAGCGGACTTTAGAGTAGTCCTGAGAATTTTAAGGTAAGCAGCACAACACCGACTGCAAACAACACCCAACCGCAGAAGTCTTCGGTCCTAAAATCGCTCTCGCTCATGCTTACCATTATACACATACTATCGACCATCGCAAGCCCCCTGCTTTAGTTTCTCATCGAGAAACACATTTATTTTGGTATGGTCCCACCGGAATATTTTGGGTCCCATAGGTGGAACGATCCATCCCCATGGCCCCCATACACAGTGTCTCATGTTTTAGTATTGGATCCCTAAAACCTTTAGGAGTCCCATAAAAAAGAATCAGATACTTTTAGGAGTCCCGTTCCATGGCGTATATAATTGCATAGTGAGTAAAGGTAAATGAAATCAGACATCTTAATAAGTGAAAGGGCTGCTAAAGAAGTCTTAAGAATAATAGAGGAACAGAACTTTGATAAATCCACTATGGTTAGGATTGGTGCAAAGGGTGGTGGATGTTCAGGCTTTTCTTATGTCCTAGACTTTGATACTCAAGGTGTGACTGAGTTTGATCTTACTTATGAACAGCACGGTGTTAACATCGTAATAGACAAGAAAAGTTCATTCTTTATGATGGGCACTGAGCTAGATTTCAACGACGGCTTACTGGATAGAGGGTTTGTATTTAAAAACCCGTCCTCAACTGGGTCTTGTGGCTGTGGAGCCTCCTTCAGTGTTTAGGAGTCCCGTTGCGTCTGATCATCTTCTATATGATCTAAAGCATCTTGTAGGGTGATGGGAATCTTATCGCCGGTAGCCCATTCCCAATCATCTTTAAGCTTCTCGTATGCTTTCGGCGTGAACAGGTAAGATACGTTTCGAACAGCGATCAGATCGTATTCTTTTTCTTCTGGCTCTTTAGTTTTTGAGATAAAGGTGAGAGCCTGCCTCGAAACCGTTTGCCTAAGGCTGTCCAGAAGGAGTTTTTTGATTTGATATTCGGTGGGCATGAGCTTTTCTCGTATATCTTATCGAATCGCTTTGTAAATGTAAACTTGTCATTGCCGTTCGACTTAAGACGATTAGCTATCTCAAGAAGAACGACAAAGCTACAAGTGACAAACGTCATTGTAACACAATCGACGATAATGCCAAATGTTTCCATATTTATTTACCCAGTGCGGCGATCCCTAATGCAAGTGCAGCAGTTTCACGTACCTCTTGATTCTTGGATGCGAGGTGTGGTTTGAAGACATCAAGGAGTTTGAAGTCTGGATGGTTTCTCCCTACCTTTGCCATAGCGATCATACATGCAGTAATGATATCGGGGTTAGCAGTAGATTGCATTGCACGCCTAAGGGTTGCAAGGATATTTAGCTTATCCTTTTCAGTTACTGCTAGGTAATTTTTTGCGCTTCTTCGAGTACTTCCTAGGTAGAAAGAATCGTCACCTGTCTGAGGCGGGCCTTCTAGGATAGCTTCTCTGAGTCTTAGGAAAGGATCCTTGTTGAACTCCCACCAGAACTGCCAACCAGTAAGGTCTACCATTGGCCTGTATCCTCTGCCACCCGTCCTAGGTCCGCCTGGAGGACCGCCTCTAGGGCTTCTAGGACCTCCTGTAACGGGACCTTGTGGGGTTGGGGCAGTAGGACCACTGGGACGGCCTGTAGAGGGTCCTGAAGGGCCTCCAGGGGTCGTAGGTCTTCCACCTCCCCTGCCTCCACCACCTGGGGGAACAACATCTCCAGGTCCACGGTATTGACCACCATGTGCATGTAACGTAACACTGAGTAACGCAATCGTAACAAGTTTTGTAAACTTAATCATAATATTATCCATTACTAGTACATATACAAGGAGCGTGCCATGTTGTTGAAAATGAAATTTGGTATCAGACCCGTCACTAACTGTGCTGGCGGATGTTGACTACCCTCACTTACCTTGCATCATAGGATAGATCATTAGATAAATGATCCAAGTTGTCGCGGCTCCAAAGCAGCCTGCGAAGAGACAGTCCATTAAGTAGTGAGCGTCAGAGTTCTCGAATGGATGCCAATACATAGAGCCCCAAAAGATTCCACTCCAGAATCCCATGCATAGAATACAGTTTACAAGTTTGCCAAAGAACTTAAACTTTCTTTCAACTACCTCTGTATAATTTCCCGACTCATCCTTAAGCATCTTGGAAAACGTCAGGAAGTTCCTTACGGGTAGCATGATCTGAGAGTTGACGATGATAGTCGCCATCCCAAATGTTCCAAGAATCCAAACGAGTGTGCTAGTTAGGTAATCCATGAGTCTTATCTGTAGGAAGCTTTGCGTGATGTACAGTTGCAGCGTGATGTCTCATAAACTTTTCTCTGGCTGCGAACCATCCATCTCTCATTATACCCGGAGACTCGTGCATTGCAACAATTGGTACAACATAATTGGAGAATCCGTCTAAATGAGCTTTATATGTTAGGTGGATATCGTAGAAGTCCCACCCTGTTTCTAAGTATTCTGGCTGATCGAGTCCTACCTTTTTAAGGTTTCCGTAAGTGATTGCTAAGAAACAACCATCTAGGACAACTGCCTGACCACTCTTACCAAAATAGTTTGGTGTCATTGATTGATGATCTGCCCCTTGAAACACGAAGCCTCTTGCATCTCCGGTATTTCTTGCATTCCACCATCCACCCTCTCTAGGGAGATAACATGATCCAGCGATACCCACGAACCCGACCCCAGGCTTTCTTGTCACTCTCAAGTTATTGAGTAGATCCTCCGGCTTAGAAAGTATATCTAAGTCATCATGGCATAAAACTATAATATCTCCATCCTCTAAAGGCATTCTTTGGAAGAAAGCAATATTCTCTTTATGTCCCTCATAAATAGATTTAGCATCATAAGCTACTCTAATTCTTAGAGCTTCATCAGAGTTACAATACTTAACTAGTTTCTCTAATGATTTAGGTTGTTTATCTTGTCTACTACAAACAGAGAAATATATCATGTCTAATAATAATAGCGAAGATCTTGAGCAGATCTCAGAAGAATTCAAAAAGTGCTCTCGTGATTGCGAATATTTTACAAATCGATACATCAAGGTCGTACACCCGATGCGAGGGATGGTTAACTTTAAACTTTACCCCTTCCAGACCCGCATCCTAGATGAGTTCCAAGACTACAGACTTACTATTCTTCGTAAGTTTAGACAGGCTGGCTGCACCACACTAATGGCTGCATATGCTTTACA